TAGGTAATGGATTCGAATAATCTTGCCTAATACTCCCTGAACTGGTCACGAATGTGTTCAAACACCGCAATCGCATCCCGCGCACACGTCGTAATATACTCCGCCACAATCCCTTCATCCACACCAACGGTCTCTGCGAATCCGACTCGTATCATACTATCCGGATTGTGCGGGTGAATCTTGCGAAATGCGCAATACGTAACTGTCTGATCCTCCGCGTAGTGCTTGTCATGAAGGAAGAATTCGAGAACCTTCCCTAATGTATAATCCTCCCCTTTCAGCTCGATGTCGTAGCCATTTTGAATCGTACTTACTGTGGGAATAATGTGATTCTCGCCGCTTTCAATATCACGGATAAAGTTCGTACACTTGTTAATCATGATCTGCGCTGCCTTGCTCACAATATCTGCGTTCGTGAATACACCTACTGTCTCCACGACGAAATCGAAACTGTCATCTTTGGTGAAGCGTTGCGCATCCAGGAGCGACCAATTCTTGCGCTGGGCTTTCATCTCTTCGCTGCCCTCTGCGGCCACACCTTCCTTCACAAGCTCAGCCTCTTTGATGCGCCAGGCCTCATCGACTTTCGCGGGGTCCATCGTCATTTGGTAGGCGCAAGTGCTTACAACGTTGAATGCGCCATCTTCTTTTGCGGTGCCGATATCCAGGTCACACGTCATGACGAGTTGCTCGCCTTCACCGTATTCGGTCATTTTCGGGAGGAGTCGTGCGAACTCGATATAATCGCCACTTACGGGATTGGGAGGGAATATTTCGCGCACTTTGACATCGGTGAGGTATTTACCGTTCGTTTTGTTTTTGAGTTTGAAGTCTTTTGTGGTAACGTAGCGGATTTCGTTGCCCTCGGCCAAGACGTTGATTTCAAGGACATATTCTTGAAACGGAAAACTGGTTTCGCTTATGTGTATTGGGACGCAACTGAGGCGTTGTTTGAGTATCTCGTTATGCAGTCTCGATGTGTTTGTCGTTATCGATGCTTTGCATTCCGAGTAGGGGAATGTTCTGAACACAAAAGTCGGGATGTCGCTTAGGATCACGCGACGAAGAGCGTTGGCAAGCGAGACGTTCATTCGGTCGATGGTGAATTTGAGCTGACCATTTTCGTCGGTTTTAGAAACGATGCGTGGGATATATTTGCTTACAGCCGACTTGGAATGGAAAGGGGCGGACGACGCGGCAGAAGACATATTTTCGTTGAATAACAATAGTTGAACGGTTTATATTATATTATTATAATGATTTGTATTCAATTTTATCTATCGCGTTCAAAAAACACATAAAAACTTATTATTTATTTAGTAATAGAGAATGTCGTGTATTATTTATTACAGCACGCACTGCGATAAATCCAAAGCTGTATTATCCGCTTTGTCTAAATCACGTGTTCAAGATGATATTCATTTTCTCTGTATCGACAAGCGTGTGCGCGCGGCAAATGGTAGCGGAGCTTGGCACATCGTGACGGAAAGCGGCGAAAAAGTCCTCCTCCCTCCCCAAGTGAATCGCGTGCCTGCGCTATTGCTTCTTAACAAGGGACATATGGTGCTATACGGCGAGCAGATCTTACAGCACTTTCAGCCTAAAAATGTTGCGTTAAATAACGAAGCAACTGGCTTCAACGGTGAGCCAAACGCGTTTTCACTCGGACGCGAAAGTATGGGTGGGTATGGTGTGGCATCCGATAATTACAGTTTCTTGGATCAGAGTGCGGATGAACTGTCGGCGAAGGGGAATGGTGGAATGCGGCAGTTGTATAATTATGCGACGATTGATACTATGGATAAAATTGAAACTCCGCCAGACAATTATTCACCTGATAAAGTTGGGAGTGTTTCATTAGAGCAGTTACAGCAGAAGAGGAATTTGGATATACAAAATAGTCAACAATCAAATGCTGGTAATCATGTTATTGGTGGGGGTGGGGGCGGCAGCGGTTTTCACGGAAATAGTGTCATGGGGCCGCGAACAGAAAATGTGGCTATGCGAGGAGCAAGTTATGACAATTTAGGCGGGATGGGTGGTGGTTCGATCTTCGGAGGCGGCGGAGGCGGAGGCGGAGGTATGCCCAGCGGATCACAGCGCGGTCAGTCCATGCCTCAACCTCAACAATATGCTCCCGTTGGAACACCTCCTCAATTCGCAGCACAGGCCGTATATCGTGCTCCGCCGCAACAACCGGAATATTCACGTTTGGCCGCTGGGGGCGGGGGCGGAGGTGGCAGCAGTCTTCGCGGATCGATGGATATGCGTGCTCAACCTCGCGGTGGTGGTAGTTGGATTTAAACCGATTTCTATGTAATAGTATAATCAATTATGAAATAATGGATTATGCGTTTGATTATTATTTCACAGAAGATGCTGTTTCGAACAACGAACCGCGGCGCACCGACTTCATCTACGACGACCGTCGCTCCTTTTCAAAAGTCTATATATTCTGTAAATACATTGGTATCGTCTTCTATATTAACACGCTGCTTCCATGTAATAAACCGATACTGACTGCGATGGTCAGTCTAATGTTTTTATCTAGTATGAACTCCGCGCGGTATGAGTTCGCACATTACCGCAAATATGGGACTCGATTTTCGTCTATCGATGAATTCGAGAGTTGGAAAAGTCGGCAATACCCCAAGTCGCGTCTAGTATTTTCTTTCGGCGAACTCGGGTTGAAAATATGGTACGGTATAACTACATTTCCGCCTCAATTTGATTTTAGTTTTCAGACAAAATGTAGTATTGGCGTCAGTATATTGAATGTTCATATGCTCGTTATCTTTATGGTGTATACCGTCGTAAGTGTTTTCTCGATGTATCTATTGTATAACGGATGCTGTTTCAGCGCCCGTTATTATCATACACATCCAGCAAACCGCCTTAGAAATCATGTCCGAGTCCAGGAACTGGTTCGTCCCTTAGACCCTGTGGCGGTGTCTGTGGATGTGTCCATGGCGGCTTCTTCACATGAAGAATGTTGTATTTGCTTGGATAAGGACAACGAACAGCCGTGGGGGATTTTACCGTGTGCGCACAGGTTTCACGCAGCGTGTATAACCCGATGGGTCGCGACACAACAACCGAATTGTCCGGTTTGTCGCTTTGATATGCGGATTAGGGTGGTTTAGTAGCGGCGGTGGCGGCAGCGGGTGGTCTGCGTTTGTATCCGAGACTAAATCTTTCTTCCAATTCTTTTATCACCACTGATGAAATTGTTCCATGGTCTCAAAAAGTTCCATACTCGTTATAATTTTCTATTTATTGTCGGAGGACAGCAGCCACAATTTCGCGGTTTTGTCGCCGCTGCCGGTTGCCAGAAGCGGCGCCGTAGGGTGAAACGCAACAGAGTTGACAACGTTGCTGTGCTCCGCCAGAGTCACCACACGAGTCGCAGACGAGTTGTCGGAGGACAGCAGCCACAATTTCGCGGTGTTGTCGCCGCTGCCGGTTGCCAGAAGCGGCGCCGTAGGGTGAAACGCCACAGAGTTAACAGATTCGCTGTGCCCCCTATGTTCTTGACCCAGAGTCACCACACAATTCGCAGAAGAGTAGTCGTCGGCCAGCAGCCACAATTTCGCGGTCTTGTCGTTGCTGCCGGTTGCCAGAAGCGGCGCCGTAGGGTGAAACGCCACAGAGTTAACATCGCCCGTGTGCCCCCCATCCTTTTGACCCAGAGTCGCCACACAAGTCGCAGACGAGTTGTCGGAGGACAGCAGCCACAATTTTGCGGTGCCGTCGTTGCTGCCGGTTGCCAGAAGCGGCGCCGTAGGGTGAAACGCAACAGAGGAAACAGAGGCGCTGTGCCCTTTCGCATTCGCATCCGCATCCGCATTCGCATCCGCATCCGCATTCGCATCCGCATTCGCATGCGACGTCGGCGTCGTCGATATCTGCGCATACTCCATCGCCACCTGCTGCTCCCCATCCTTCGGTGACCTAGAATTTATATAATCGTTCCCCACCGCCTGTTCCACTCCCGCCAGAGTCACCACACAAGTCGCAGACGAGTTGTCGGAGGACAGCAGCCACAATTTCGCGGTGTTGTCGCCGCTGCCGGTTGCCAGAAGTGGCGCCGTAGGGTGAAACGCCACAGAGTTAACAGATTCGCTGTGCCCCCTATGTTCTTGATCCAGAGTCGCCACACGTTCCGCACGCGATTTGTTGTCGGTCAGCCGCCACAATATCACGGTCCCGTCGCTGCTGCCGGTTGCCAGAAGCGGCGCCGTAGGGTGAAACGCCACAGAGTTAACAACGCTATCGCCAACCTTTATAGTTGCCAATACTTCACCTAGTGTACCACCTTTTTGGGTTATTCTTTTTGTTCTGTGTTTCTTGTTGGTTCTGTGTTTCTTGTTGGTTCTGTGTTTCTTGTTGGTTCTGGTTTTCTTGTCGGTTCTGGTTTTCTTGTTGGTTCGTTTTGTAATTGAGCGGTGTCTCACCATTTTATTATACATTATATTAAGAAATAATAAATGATGTTACTAAATTGTTTAAATGATGTTACTAAATTGGTTAAATGATGTTACTAAATTGGTTGACATTCCCATCCAGGAATGATTTATCCCTTGTGATAAATTGACATTCCCATCCAGGAATGATTTATCCCTTGTGATAAATTGACATTCCCATCCAGGAATGATTTATCCTCCAGTATAAATTGAAATGTTTTTATTCAATTCATGTATATCAGCTGATTCTATAACATCCATCTTTCGAACAATCGTATCCATGTCCTCCGCCACCGCCGCCCCGAAGAGATACCGTACCCACCACATTCGTTCTTGGCACGAATATCAAAGAACCGCGCCATCCCGCCTTCATTCCATCGAACATTATAATGCTGAATGTGAAGAACACGCCAAACTATACGACGCCGATGTCATGGTTCTCCGTGACCACGTCACAAAAATCACCGGATGGTATTGGACGATCGGTTGGCCGGCCCAGAATTGCGCCGATACCGATGGATACGTCGATGTTCGAACCGGCAAGAAGTACTCATTACATGGTGATGACTCGTTTTTCAAGAATATCGGCTGCTAATACAACAACAAAGGAGATTTGAATTTTACCTAATGGTTATACATACAGGAAACAATCATCGACGTCATGGATAAATTCCGCGAGTTATACCAGAAATACGACGAAATCATCAGGTTCTCTGCCTACGCATTCACAGGTTGGTTCTTATCGTGGGTGCTTTTTTTTATCATGTTGCCGTTTATGATCCGATACTATGGCAAGATCCGCGGCGCATCATTGAATTACGGATTTAGTTGGTTTTCGATGATTGCGATTATCCTCGGTTTAGAGTTCACTTTGGGGTGATTCCAAACCTTCAACTGTATACGAACCAATTATATGTTTATCAACAAGTTTTCAGCCAAAAATATTTCGTTTGAAATCAGTAAATCCAAAACTTCTGATTTCAAAACCTCGGTCCCCTATTTTTCAAAGACTTTCCGACCAAAAATATTCCGTTCAAAATTGCATCCCCAAAAAATGGGAAATATATAGATTGGAATTTTACATTGATGATTTTGGGGGATGAAATTGGCATTTTGCGGTTTTATACGATTTTACGCGTTACTACTGTATTCTTACGGCATTATCGGTTGATGGCGATAAACCGACCATTTCATACAATAAGGAGGCGATACGCTTTGTAGTAATCTAAATAAATGTCCAAAATGACGTTTGCGCGGGAGACTTTTGAAACACGAAATCGCGTATTTTCCAAAAACCAATATTTTTATGGTTTTGTTACTGAAATGCTGTAAAAACATGGTTTATGTTGAAAATTATGTGACTGTTAATTTTAAACATCAAACGGCGTGAATTACCTGCGATTACGGCGGAGGCGTCTGAGAGGCGGCGATTTGTTTAGGCGTTTTATTTTGTAGAACTACTATATAAACGCAT